CGGAAGTCGTGGTGCTGAAAAAATAACAAAAATAAATAAATAAAAATGGACGGTTTACAAGGAAATATGATGGCTCAACCAAGAATGTTTGGTCATGATGCTGTAGCTTTAACTGCTGGAACAGGTGCGATAGCAAACACAGAAAAAAGAGGTGTTGTAATATATAACGGTGGATCAGCACAATCTATTACTATAACAACAGAAGCTGGTAATGACGTTGTATTTAAAAATGTACAACCAGGAACAGTTGTAGGTGATAAAACGCCTATATTAGCTACTAAATTAAAAGTTGGAGCAGATTGCGTAGCTATATATTAAAACAAACAACAAGTAATCAAATCAAATCAAATGAGTAAAAAAGTAAATAAAATAACTGAAGAAGAATTAAAATCAGTAAAAGAACAGCAAACTAAACTTAACACACTATTACAAGAAATAGGTGTTTTAGAATCACAAAAACACGCAGCTTTACACGAATTAGCTAGTGTTAATGAAGATATAAATGTTTATAAAAAATCCTTAGAAGATAAATACGGAAGCGTACAAATAAATCTTCAAGATGGTTCTTTCGAAGAAATAGAAAATGTCAATAATTAGAAAAATAAGCGTAGGCGTTGACTATAAAAACGAAGCAATGCATTATTCTTTAGGTCAAGAAGTTTATGGTGGTCATATTATTAATGATATAATTTTTAAAGAAAAAGACAATTCTTATAATATTTTTATAATTAAAAATAAAGAAGTTTTGCCTTGGAAAAAGTTTAATTCAAATATGGCTATATCTGTAGAATATGATTTAAAATATTGATGAATAGTTTATATAATTTTATTGTTAAACCTTTTGAAGAAAGATATAGCAATGAAAAAAAAATAGGTGATAAATCTCTTATTGTAAACACTCAAATATCAAATCATCAATTTGTTAGTAAAAAAGCTGTAGTTGTTTCAACACCTGCAGCTTATAAAACTAAAGTAAATATAGGTGACGAAGTTTATATACATCATAATATATTTAGAAGATGGTATGATCAAAAAGGTAGAGAGCGAAATAGCTCTAGTTACTTTAAAGAAGATCTTTACTTTGTTTCACCAGAACAAATTTATATGTATAATCTAAAACCACATTTAGATTATTGCTTTATAAAACCTATAATTAACAGCAATAAACTAGATAACATTAAAGAACAACCTAATGTTGGTATAGTAAAATACATAAACAGCTCTTTAAAAGCCATAGGAATAGCACCTGGAGAGCTTATAACGTTCACACCTAACTCTGAATTTGAGTTTATTATAAATGGTGAGCGACTCTATTGTATGAAATCAAATGATATAGCTTTAACGCATGAATACCAAGGAAACGAAAAAGAAAATAATCCAAGCTGGACACAAGGCTATTGAAGAACTTATTAAGGTGGCAAAAGAAAAGATTGTAGACTCAGACGACGATGTAAGCGCTGATAGATTAAAAAATGCTGCCGCAACTAAGAAGTTAGCAATAATGGATGCTTTCGAGATATTAACCAAGATACAGTTAGAGGAAGATATATTAAATGAAAAACCTAAAGAAGTTAAATTAGAAAAAACATTTAAAGGTTTTGCTGAAGGGAGAAGTAAATGATTTACGAACAAACTCTTTGGAAAGAAATTAAAGACATTATAAATCCTCAAATTTTAAAAAAACAAAATCGTTTAAAAAAATGGGAATATGGTTATAATGTAGAATATGATTTTATAGTAATAAGTAAAACTGGAAAAATTGGACAAGTCATTGAAATACAAAATCTCAGGATTGCTTTACCAGCAGAGCATGAATCGTTTAAACGAGGCAAAAATAAAGAAGATCAATATTGGGAAAGATTTGAATATCCAAAAGAACTTAAAAGAATAAAAAGTAGATTTGATTGGGAAGAATATTCATCTGAGTTTAAGGAAGAGTGGTATGATTATATTGATAAAGAATTTAATAGAAGAGATCAAGGCTTTTGGTTTTATAATAAAGGTGAACCTGCTTATATTACTGGTTCTCATTACATGTACTTACAATGGTCAAAAATTGACATTGGAGCACCAGAGTATAGAGAGTCAAATAGATTATTCTTTATATTTTGGGAAGCATGCAAAGCGGATAGTAGATCTTACGGAATGTGTTACCTTAAAAACAGACGATCTGGATTTTCATTCATGTCTTCTGCAGAACTCGTTAACCAAGCAACAATATCATCAGATGCAAGATTTGGTATACTATCTAAATCAGGGGCTGATGCAAAGAAAATGTTTACGGATAAAGTTGTCCCAATATCAGTCAACTATCCTTTCTTCTTTAAACCCATTCAAGATGGTATGGACAGGCCGAAGACTGAATTGGCATATCGTATTCCGGCATCAAAACTTACTAGAAGAAAGCTTGAAAGCAATGAGCAACTAAAAGAACTTGATGGGCTTGACACAACTATTGATTGGAAAAACACAGGAGACAACTCTTACGATGGTGAGAAATTAAAAATATTAGCACACGACGAAAGTGGAAAATGGGAAAGACCGGACAATATATTAAACAACTGGAGAGTTACAAAAACAACACTAAGGCTAGGATCAAGAATCGTAGGCAAGTGTATGATGGGCTCAACTTCAAACGCATTAGATAAAGGTGGAGACAACTTCAAAAAATTATACGACAATTCAAACGTTGAAAAAAGAAATAAAAACGGACAAACAGCTTCTGGACTCTATTCTTTCTTCATACCTATGGAATGGAACTACGAAGGGTTCATGGATACTTTTGGATCACCTATATTCATTGGAGGAAAAAATCCAATCAAATCAATCGACGGTTCTACAATTACTACGGGAGTCATACAGCACTGGGAAAATGAAGTCGAAGGATTAAAACATGATCAAGACGCTTTAAACGAGTATTACAGACAATTTCCAAGAACTGAAAAGCATGCGTTTAGAGATGAAACAAAAGATAGTCTATTTAATTTAACTAAGATATACCAACAAATAGATTACAACGAAGAAGCAAACCAAAAAGTAAGTGTTACTTCTGGTAACTTTCAATGGATTAATGGAATTAAAGACACTCAGGTTATTTTTTATCCAAATACAAAAGGTAGGTTTAAAGTATCTTGGGTTCCACCAGTTGGTTTACAAAATAAAGTAATATTAAGAAATGGAGTTAAATACCCAGGTAATGAACATATTGGAGCTTTTGGCTGTGACTCTTACGATATTAGCGGTACTGTTGATGGTAAAGGCTCTAAAGGAGCACTACATGGACTAACTAAGTTTAGTATGGAAGATGCACCACCAAACCATTTTTTCTTAGAATACATAGCTAGACCTGAAACCGCAGATACTTTTTTTGAAGATATGCTGATGGCTTGTGTATTTTATGGTATGCCTATACTTGCTGAAAACAATAAACCAAGACTATTGTATTATTTCAAGCGTAGAGGTTACAGAGGTTTTAGTATAAATAGACCTGATAAACTTTATAATAAACTTTCACCAACAGAAAGAGAGATAGGTGGAATACCTAATACTAGTGAAGATATAAAACAAGCACACGCAGCTGCGATAGAGTATTATATAGAAACTTATGTTGGGGCTTTACAAAATGGTTATGGAGATATGTATTTTCAGAGAACATTAGAAGACTGGTCTAGATTTAATATAAATGCTAGAACTAAACATGATGCTTCTATTAGTTCTGGATTAGCTATAATGGCTTGTAATAAAAACAAATATAGGCCTATACCATTAAAAAAACAAAAAGAAATTAATCTAGGAATACGTAGATTTAATAACGAAGGATCTACTTCACAAATAATATAATGCATGAAACAAATTTCAAATACATATAGTTCTTTTCCTGACCAGGTAGTTTCCGACGAGATAAAGAGTAGCATGGAATATGGCAAGCAAGTTGGTCAAGCTATAGAAGGTGATTGGTTTAGTGGCACTAGAAATGGTATTGAAAATAGATTTAATACAAATTTCAATAATTTTAGAACTCGTAGACTGTATGCTAGAGCTGAGCAACCGGTAGAAAAATACAAATCTGAATTAGCTATAAATGGAGATTTATCTTACTTAAACTTAGATTGGAAGCCAGTTCCTATAATACCTAAATTTGTTGACATAGTTGTTAATGGCATGGATAATAAGCTTTATGATATAAAAGCATTCGCTCAAGATCCTGAGTCTAGAAAAGTGAGATCTAGATATGCCGATGATATAATAAGAGACATGGAGTCAAAAGATTTTATAAATAATATAAAATCAACTATAGGCGTAGATATGTTTAATAGTTCAAATCCAGAAGAACTTCCTGAAAACAAAGAAGAACTAGACTTACATATGCAACTTAGTTATAAGCAAGCTTCTGAAATAGCTTGTGAAGAGGCAATAAACAACTCATTAGAATACAATAAATATGATTTAACTAAAAGAAGGATTATAGAAGATTTAGTTGTAATAGGTATAGGAGCTTGTAAAACAGACTGGAATAGATCAGAAGGAGTTACCGTTGAATATGTTGATCCATCTCGTATGGTACATTCATATAGTGAAGATCCAAATTTTGAAGACTTATGGTACGTTGGAGAAATAAAACCAATATCATTAGCTGATTGTAAAAAACAATTTCCTAATTTAACAAATGAAGAATTAGAAAGATTAGAACAGTACCAAGGTAATAGTAGTTTTTTATATAATTATAATGGAAGAAGAGATGGAAATTCTATTTATATAATGTACTTTGAATATAAAACATACAGTGAGCAAGTATTTAAAATTAAAAAAACGGCCACAGGATTAGATAAATCTTTAGAAAAACCAGATACTTTTAATCCGGAAGAAAATGATAATTTTGATAGAGTCAGTAGATCAATAGAAGTTTTATACAGCGGTGCTAAAGTGTTAGGTTATGATATGATGCTTAAATGGGAGATGGCTAAAAACATGACTAGACCAAAATCTAATTTAGTTAAAGTTAACATGAACTATAATTTATGTGCACCTAAACTTTATAATGGTAGAGTTGAATCGCTGGTTAGTAGGATGATGGGTTTTGCAGATATGATACAACTAACTCATTTAAAGATACAACAAGTAATTTCTAAAATAATACCAGATGGTGTTTATTTAGATGTAGATGGATTAGCAGAGGTTGATTTAGGTAATGGAACTAATTATAACGCTAAAGAAGCTTTAAACATGTATTTCCAAACAGGTAGTATTCTAGGTAGATCCATGACTACAGAAGGAGATCCCAACAACGGCAGAATACCAATACAAGAATTAGTAAAAAGTGATGGAGGCGGTAAAATAAATTCTTTAATAAGTACTTATCAATATTATCTACAAATGATAAGAGATGTTACTGGACTTAATGAAGCTAGAGATGCTAGTGTACCAAACTCAGACTCATTAGTTGGTTTACAAAAGCTAGCTGCTGCCAATTCAAATGTAGCAACAAAGCATATACTAAATAGTTATTTATATTTAACTATAAAAACTTGTGAAAATATAGTTTTAAGAACTGCTGATAGTATTGAATTTGCTTTAACAGAAGAAGCTTTAAAAAATAGTATATCTACTTGGAATGTTGGTCAACTTAACGATATATCTCAAATACATTTAGCTGATTTTGGTATATACTTTGATTTAGTTCCAGATGAAAGAGAAAAAGAACAACTAGAAGCTAACATACAGGTTGCACTGCAAAGTGGTAGTATAAACCTGGAAGATGCTATAGATATAAGACAAATAAAAAACTTAAAATTAGCTAATCAAATGATTAAGCTAAAACGTAAAAAAGCTGCTGAAGCCGCTCAAGCCGCTTCAATGGCTAATATCGCTGCTCAAGGTGAAGCTAACGCAAAAGCTAGTGAAGCTGCCGCAATGTCTGAAGTTCAAAAACAACAAGCTATATTAGATACTAAACTTAAGTTTGAAAAAGGTAAATCAGGTTTTGAAATAGAAAAAATGAGAGTTGAATCTCAAATGAAAAAAGATTTAATGGAACTTGAGTTTAATTATAACATGCAGTTAGGGCAACAAAAAATAAATAAAGAAGGACAAAGAGAAGCTGATATAGAAACCAGAAAAGACGAAAGAGCTAGAATAGTAGGTACTCAACAGAGTGCAATGATAGACCAAAAGAAAAACGATCTATTACCAATAGATTTTGAAAAACCAGATGCAGGAAGTGATGTTCAACCATTGAGTGGTATTAGTAATCCACCTTTAGCACCTGAAATTATGTAATTACTAATTATTATATTATATTATGTCAAATAAAGTAGAAAATGAAGCTACTAGTAAAGATTCTTTAAAAATAAAAAAGAAGGCTGGTAGACCAAGAAAAATGATAAAAGAACAATCTATAAATAAATTAGATTTAACTAAAAAAGAACAAGATGCCGTTCAAGAGCAAAGCACAATCAACGTGGATGAGAATAAACAAACCACAACTCTGGAAAGAGTGGAGGAAAAAACATCCGAATCAAAACTTGAAAAGCCTAATGAAACGGAAAAAGAAGTAACAATAATAAAAGAAAAAGCTGTAAAAAAATTAGAGTCTGAAATTAAAGAGGCTGTAAGAGACGAGAAACTAGTTGGTAAGCAATTACCAGAAAACATAGAAAAATTAGTTAGTTTCATGGAAGAAACAGGAGGTACAGTAGAGGATTATGTTACATTAAATAAAGACTACAACAAGTATGACGATAAATTACTTGTTAAGGAATTTTATAAAAAAACTAGACCACATCTAAACGAAGAGGAAGTTAGCTTCATAATGCAAGATAACTTTAACTACGATGAAGAAGAGGACGAAGAAAGATTTGTACGTAAGCAAAAACTAGCGTACAAAGAAGAAGTTGCGAAAGCCAAGAACTTTTTAGAGCAAATGAAAGGTAAATATTATGATGAAATCAAGTTGAGGCCATCTGTTACTAATGAGCAGAAAAAAGCTATGGAATTTTTCCAACGATACAATGAAGAGCAACAACACGTGTCACAAGCAAGAGAAGAGTTTGTAAAAAATACTGAAGACTTTTTCCACAATAAATTTGAAGGTTTCAATTTTGAAGTTGGAGATCAAAGATTTAAGTATCAAGTATCAAACCCTACTGAAATGACAAACGCACAAAGTGATGTTACTAAGATTATCAATAAATTTTCTGATAATCAAGGAAACATAACTGATTTGAGCGGTTATCATAAAGCATTATATGCTGCTAGAAATGCTGATAGATTAGCTGAACATTTTTATGAGCAAGGCAAAGCCGATGCTACTAGAGATATAATAGCAAAATCTAAAAACATTGATAATGACCCAAAGCCAATGGCTACTGAAACAATGAGTAATGGCTGGAAAGTTAAAGCTATAAGTGGTGTTGATAGTTCTAAATTGAAAATTAAGAAAAAATCATAATATAAAAATAAAAACATGAGTTTTAATACAGGTGGGAGTTTTCCCGCATCGATAGTTCCTATGCCAAATCAAGTAGTTGTACAAGATAATTATATCGACTTCAACAACTTGGCTAACGGTCAATGGGCACAACAATATCTACCTGAGCTTTATGAGCAAGAAGTAGAGAGATACGGAAACAGGACTTTGTCTGGTTTCTTGAGAATGGTAGGCGCTGAAATGCCTATGACATCTGACCAAGTTATTTGGTCTGAACAAAATAGATTACACGTAGCTTATAACAACGCAGCTGTTGTTGCTGTTGGTGGTACTGCTGATGTAACAGTAACAATCACTCCAGGTGCTGGTAACCCAGCTACTTCAGGTATTAGAGTTGGTAACACAATTTTACTTTCTGATAATGCTACTGGATTAGTTACTGCTAAAGCTTTAGTTACAGCTTCAAACGCTTCAGGTTATACTTTAACTTGTGAGCTATACGAAACTACTGCTGCTGCTTTACCAGTTGCTATTAGTGGTGGAACTTGTAGCTTATTTGTTTACGGTTCTGAATTTCCTAAAGGAAGTAACGGAATGGTTGGAGCAATCGAACCAGGTGTTACTACTTTTACTAATTCACCAATTATCTTAAAAGATAATTACGAATTAAGTGGTTCTGATGCTGCACAAATTGGATGGATCGAAGTTGCTACTGAAGACGGTACTTCTGGATACTTATGGTATCTAAAAGCTGAGTCTGAAACTAGACTAAGATTTGA